AGAGACTGCGCCAGAGGCGATGACGGAGAAAGAAACCATGGAAGAGGAAATGGATAGCGATATCCCTGAGCATGTAAAACAGATATATCTGGGATATAAGGAAGTACAGGAAACTTGTGATGTGCAGTATTTAATGGAAGATCCGGCGCCGAGAAAAAATAAATTTGGGAGCTATGAATTTTACTTAGCAGATAAAGACAATCCAAGGGAAAGCGAATCGTTTTGGTTTGAAGAGTACGATGGCGAGACAGAGAAAACCTATCACATGAACATCTCTTTGGATGCCGGGGAGTATTTCGAAGATATAATCATTGCCACATTTATGGTTACGGGTGGATTCAATTATGCGGAAGCCAAAGACCAGATGCAAAAGCTCATTCAAAGCTATCCTGTAGATAACTACAGCGACATTCTTGACAGTGGGGAGTATAAAATATTGTTAACCCCTCTTGGTGCTACTGGCCTGGCATTTAATTTAGAGGTTATACAGAAGGATGAAATCTTTAAGAAGATTGACAAAAATCAATATTCAGACATTAGTTATGACCTGTATCAGGCTCCTTATGAAAATGCCGGGATGCTGGTATCATTAACCGGAACAGTATTAGAACATCAACAGAAAAAAGATCTCTCACTAATTGAAGTGCTTAGGGTATTGGGAGAGGATGGGAACGAGTATATCGTATCCTATCTATTGAAGTACTATCCTGTCATGTTTGAAATTGGAAAACAGTATACATTTTACGGGCAATTAGAAACCAAGAGGACAATATGGGACGTTAGCATTTCATTGGATGCATGTGAATAGTCATTTTTTTATTTTCATAGGTTCATATTAACATGCAATAATGGATATCTGCATAGTGAAATTTCTTGAAAATTGAAGGCATCTTTCGAGATGTCTTTTTTTATTCAGAAATTGCAGAAAACCATAAACTATGCTTCTGAAGTACAGAATATATAAAATCAATAAAACTAAAAAAAGAATGAAATGAAAGGAAAGGAGGATGCATATGGCTTCATCAACTATAAGAATTGAAATGCCGGTTAAAGTTATTGACAACATGAATGCAGGATTAAATCAAATGACAGAGAAGTTCAATAAGCTAGAACAGGCAGTTATGAAAGCAAGCAACCAGGTTAAAAATGCAGGTAGGTCAATGGCAGAGTCTTTCCGTGAAGCAGGGGGACAGGTATCCCGATTTGACAGAGAAATTGAAAAGGCACAAAGGAATTTCATGAAGATGACCCGGGAGAGATACCAGATTGTTTTGGAAGCGGTTGACCATGCATCTCCCGTTTTAGTCAGTATAAGAACTGGATTACAGGGGATTATTGGGAAAACCTGGACTGTGACTGTAAAGGCGGAAGACCAGACTGCGGGGTCGATCAGTAAGATATTGAGATCACTGAAAACCCCGACCTTGCAGTTAGATAAACTCTTCGAAACCGGGAGCGGTATGCAAACGAGCATCAATTCTTTTACGCTTCTCCAAACAACGCTCGGAAAAGTAAAAACGGCAAGTATTGAGATGGGAAAAAGCCTTGATGTATCAAATGTGGCTAATGGAGCTTCTGGACTTGGGGAAACCGTGAAGAATTTTGCATTGGATGTCCTTAGTGGGACGATTTCAGATAACATGGCTTCTATCATAGGCTCGGCATCTTTTACGAAAGCACCTTTTGGAGAAAATATTTATAATTTTTCGGGTAAAGGAGCCATGGGAGGCTTGGCAAAGCTAGGGCTTAAGCTGGGTTCAACAGCCACATCAGGGGCTGGGTTGGCTTTGTCTGGTTTAGGAGCAGTGGCAGGAGGAGTAACAGCGGCAACCGGTCTTGTAATGGGTACAGCAGACGCTGTCACAGCGATTAAGGCATTTAAAGAAGGAGATTCAAAGAAAGGACGCGCTTATAGAGGGGCTGCTACTGCAGAGACTCTTGGGACAATCGCCGGCGGAGCAGTCGGTGCGCTTGCTGGGCTAAAGATGGGTGCAGTTGTGGGGAGTTTGATACCTATACCGGTTTTGGGAACTCTTATCGGAGCAGGGGCTGGTGCACTTGTAGGAATGGTTGCTGGAAAATATATAAAAGGAAAATATGAAAAAGAAGCAGAGCAAGAGCGCATTTTACAAGAGGAAAAGGAAAGACAGGATGAGATCAGAGCCAAACAGGAAAAATATCAAACTGCAGAAATGAAAAATGCCGTAAGAGACCTTGCGAATGGTGTTATTACGGCAGAGCAGGCAAGCAGGATATTTACGGAACAAGTCAACAAGGGATTGAGAAATCATTTTGGAGATACGGAGCTTTCTTTGGAGAGAATTTCAAAAATAGCTCAAAGCCTGGTATTTGGAGACCACGTAAAAGAATTCCAGCAGTTTGCAATGGCAACGGCGGAAACCGAGAAAAGCATGGAGAGATTGGCGGAAAGTGGGGCTGTCCTTGACAGGATTGGATCAAAGGTAAAAATGAATATTGAGCTGACAAAAGAGGAAAAAGAAAGTGTACCAGCTGAAACAAAAGAATTTGTAGACAATGCTTTGGACACGATTAATAACCAGGATCAGGAAATGAATGCGGCAATAGATCTTATTTATGGAAAGGGGAAGAATCCACTTAGGGACAGGTTTACGGAAGTGAATGAGAGCAGGCGGGAAGAAGCTGGCAGATTAGGAACGGAACTCGTCAATGAAACAAACACTGCCGTGGAAAGCGGAAGCTGGGATCCTGACAGGAGCAGTGAAAAGCGGGAGGCCATTGAAAATGTAGTAAACCTGAGCGGTGACCGCGATAGAGAACGTCTATTAGATTTATTAGAGATATCTCATGGTGGCTCTGGCATGACATATGAAAGTTTTGCAAAAATACAAGAAGGGATGCAGCCGTACAGGGAACAAGCGGAACAAGAAATCTATGCCGCAGGGGAAGTCCTGTACGACATGCTATGGGCCGACAAAGAGAGGAATGGTATGTCTGATGATGATTTTAATAAGGAGAAAAAGAACATACAAAAAGATGTACAGGGGAAAATCCACGACAGCAATGTGCAGTGGGAAAGCGACCAGCTGGGGGTGATTGCAAATGCTTACGAACAAAAACTGCCCGGTATATTAGGAGGTGTGAAAGGAGGCAGTCTGCCGGAACAGCTGCGCACCGTTCTGCATGATGCGATTGGCCTCGGAACGAATCTTTCCGGTATGGATCTTCCAACTTTGGCAACGAGTGAGGGAATGCAGGAATATCTTCAGAGGCGCGAAATAGGAAGTGATAATGTCGAGATGCAAGGCCAGGTGGCGGCGATGCTGGCAGGCGTTCTCGGAACTCTTTCCGGAGAATATATCGATTCGGTCAAGAAGAAGTATCCTGAAAAAGAAGTATCTGATGGCCCATTTGCCGGACAAGAGCTTTGGTCACCTGAAGCTTATGAAGCAGCGCATTTTTCGGGAACTCCCACAACAGGTAGTTGCTGTTGTGCTGCTGAAGGCTCCTCTTATGGTGGTTCTGCGGATGGCATGGGTTATACCCCGGCAGAGCAGGCTGCACAATATGATTATTATGCTGCTGATACAATTGTTCCTGGTATAGCTGATGGGATAGCAAATACAGACATGGGATCAATCAATGATGCTATTAATACATTAAAGGAAAATGTCCAAGCAGCCATTGATTCAGCATTTTCCGCCGGATTCGAAACAAGCACTTCAGTAAGAATAAATGCGAATTACTCACTGACCGGAGGCTCATCGGTGCCTGGAAGTATTACTACCAATCCCGCTTTGCAGTATAGGCCACATGCAAATGGTGACATCGTAAATGGCCCACAATTCAGCTTGATCGGTGAAGACGGTCCGGAGGCCATCATCCCCCTTGGAAGCAAACGCAGGGACAGGGGATTAAGTCTCTGGCAGCAGGCGGGAGAGTTGCTTGGTGTGGGAAGATATGCGGACGGCGGCATCCTCTCCGGCGATTCCGGCGGGGTAAAGACCTACCTGCCATCCGGTGACTCCGGGTCATCATTGCCCGACCAGGGCAATGGCAGCGGCATCAATGTCTCCGTCAACATGTCCCCCACCTTTGAAATCAACAACGACCAGGCTTCCGGGGAAAACGGGGTAGTTTCCACCCTGAAATCCCATATCCGGGACATGACGGATGAGGTGGCTGACGAGCTGGCGGTGCGTCTGCAAAAAATATTTGGCAATATGCCTACGAAGGAGGCGTAATACATGGAAATCACTTTAACAGAGGCGAACAAAAAGAAGAAAAAACCATTTGAGTTCAAACCACTTCCCGAAAGAATCAATGTAAGGAGGGCGGCAAAATATAAGTCCCATGATCTGTTAAATGGTAATACGGCCAAATTACCGAAAGGCAGGGAATGTGCCGAGATTTCATGGAATGGTGTTTTTTTAGGTGGCCGGGGAACGGCTGTCCAGGAAACTATGGGAGTCCCGACGCTTAAAAATGGCTCCAAAAAGAAAGAGCTAACCCCAAAACAATGCGTGAAAATGCTAAGGGACTGGATGTATGGGGGAAAAGTATTAGAGCTGCTGATTACGGAACCCAGGTTAAGAGTCAACGTCACCGTTTCAAGATTAACCACCAGTGCGGAAGGCCCTTATGGCGACATCTCATATTCCATAGAATTCCTCCGATACCATGCGCTTAATATAAAGGAAATCAAAAAGAAATCCAAGGATCTGAACCTGCGTGACGGTATCCCCGCAGACGTGGGGCCTTATACGGTAAAGACCGGGGATAGCCTCTGGAGGATAGCCGCAGACAAGCTTGGTGATGGGAACCTGTGGCGGGAGCTCTATGATATGAATAAAAAGACCATCGAAGACGCCGCAAAGAAACACGGCTATAAAAGCTCCGACAACGGCCACTGGATATTTCCCGGAACCACGCTGTTCATACCGGCATCAAAAGGGAAATAGGAAGGCGGTGAAGAGATGATTGATGCAAACAAACTGTCATACACATTTATTTTGCTGACCCCGGATAATAAACAGTACGACATCACCCCCATGGTGCAGGATGGTGGCTGGGAAGAGGGGAAAGGGGAATTTGCCGTCCGGATCAATGGAACCATGTGCAATGGGATGTATAAGAAAAAAAGGATTTCCTCCATTATCAAAATCGGATGCATGGTCAGAATACTGGCCTCCCACGGGGGCAAAAAAACGGAAGTGGCCAGGGGGACCATCATTGACTGGGGAGTAAGCCGCAACAGGGCAAGAAATGATTTTAGCTTCAGCGCCTATGACGACCTCTATTTTTTCCAGGAAAGCCAGGATAATTACTATTTTACCAAAGGGACAAAAACAAAGACCGCCTTTTCAAAGATATTTTCCGACTGGAAGATACCCATGGACAAATATCAGGGACCCAACGTGGAGCACGCAAAGATGGCATTTAAAAACGATACCCTGAGCAACATCGTATTAGACATACTGGAAGAGGCGGGTACCAAAAATAAAGATAAGTACCTGATCCGCTCCGTGAAGGGGAAGGTGCAGATCCTCCCCCGGGGAAGCAACAAAGACGTATACCATTTTGGAAATTCCAACCTGGAAACGAAAGACTTTAAGCAGAGTATCTCAGGAATGATCACCAGGGTAAAGATCATCGGCCAGGAGGACAAAGATGGGAAGAGCAACGTGGTGGACGTGTTGGATGGGGATACAAAAGTTGGCATTCGCCAGAAAATAATTACAAACTCCAAAAGCGAAAGTAAGGAAGATGCCCAAAAAGAAGCGGAAAAAATCTTAGAGGAACAAGGAAAACCGGAAAAGCGTATTACCCTGGAAGGGCCGGATGTTCCTTACTTACGAAAGGGTGACAAGGTCCATGTAAAGACGGAATATGTCAACGGTTACTTTTACGTTACATCCATCCGCCATGACTGCAGCAAAGCAAGTATGAGCATGGAGGTAGAACGCGTGTAGGAAGATAAATGCAGATAGCCGAACACGCTCCAGGAATTTCCGGGACACATAAACACAGTTTTTTAGAAGGGGGGATGCCATAATGGCGAAGAATCCGGGCGTGAATAAACTGGCCCTGATACTGGCGGACAGGATGCGTCTGCAGGCGGTGACACCGCCTGCAGTAGAATTCGGGACGGTTACCCAGAACTTTTCACTAGTGACCGATACCTTCCGGATTCCTATCCCCCGGCAGGATTACAAAGTAGACAAAAGGCTCTTAGGGGAGGAAAACAAGCTTCAGGAAAATGACAGGGTATTGGTCACATGGGTAAATGATACCCCGGTTATCCTGTGCGTAGTCGTTTCCGGAGGGAAATGACAGCCTGCCAGTCAAAGAGAAAAAAAATAATGATCCCAAAATATAATAAAAAGGAGGTTGCCATGGGGAATGAAGAAATTGGTCTGTTTCCGGTATTTGAAGTGCCGGAAACGGAGGAAGAAGAGGACGTTGCAGCGATATCAGGCAGGCGCAGCGTCCTTTTTGATATGGAATCCGGGGATTTCGTTTTAGACGGCGCCGGAAGGATGATAGAGGCGGATGAACAGGAAGCTTATGTTCAATGGTGTGTAAAGGCTGTAACTACAGCAAGATATGCCTGCCGGGCCTACCCGGATGAAATCGGGACAGAACTGGACCTGGTTTTAGAAGAAGATTACCGGGAGGCGGTAGAGTCCGGCGTGGAAAAGGAAATCACGGAATGCCTGATGGTGAATCCGCTGACCGAGTACGTCGGGGATTTTGAATTCACCTGGGACACGGGAAGGCTTGCCGTATCCTTCACGGTAAAGAAAGTGGATGATGAAGAATTTGAAATACAGGATCTGGATATTGGAATAGGAGGTTGAAAGATATGGCAGAATTTATTGCTCCTGATTTTATACAGGAGAGCGATGAGAAGACTATCCACGACAGGATGATGGAGAATTTACCATCGGATATAGACGGCACCCCGGGAGGTTTCCCCTGGGATTTCACCCGGCCCGCGGCAATCGAAATAGAGGAGCTGGTGCAGAGAACGTTAGCACGGACTGTGCAGCTGATGTTCCCCCAATATGCCTGGGGGCAGTGGCTGGACCTGCATGGGAGCCAGGTAGGGCTTACCAGGAAGGAGGGGGAAAAAGCCAGAGGGAAGATAACCATCAAAGGGGCGGCCGGAACGGAGATTAAGAAAAGCTTTGGCCTGTGTACCCAGGCGGTGGATTCCTCTCCATCTATCGTCTTCTTTCCGGACGAAGACTATATAATTCCGGAATGTGGGGTAATTAAGATTGGTGCTACTGCAGAGTTCCCGGGAATAGAGGGAAACGTCATGGCGGGAACGATCACCCTCATGGTGAAACCAATAACAGGAATCCATAGCGTAATAAATGAGGAGGCATTTTACGGAGGTGATTTGGAAGAATCAGATGAAGCCTTCCGCAATCGTATCCAGGAGGCAAATGAGTCCGTGGATACCTCTTTTGTAGGGAATAACAGCGATCTGAAAAGATGGGCCAAATCCGTTGTTGGAATTGAAGACTGCATCGTTTTTCCTACATGGGAAGGGCCTGGGACGGTAAAGCTCGAATTGATAGGTAAGGATGGCAAGCCGGCCGAAGAAAAGTATGTGCAGGCGGTCATTGATTACATAGTTTCTCCGTCAGATCCTTCCAAAAGGCTGCTCCCGGCAGGATGTTGTGAATTAACGGTAAAACCGGCCGATACAATGGTCATTTCATATTCCTGCAGGAACCTGATTTTAGAGGAGGGAGTTACCTTGAATCAGGTCATTCAGGATTTCAAAGAAGCAATGCGCTCTTATTATAAAAAGGCAAAGGAGAAGGGCACGGTGAAATACAATCTGATTCATGCGATCCTTACGGAAGTGGATGGAGTGCTGGATTTCACCGACTTTCTAATGAACAATGCAAAAGAAAACATCGAACTGGATGGATTCCAGTTTGCAGCTACAGGTGAAGTGACCTTTGAGCCGGATGCCGGTATCACCGAACCGGATGATTAGAGGAGGTGTGAGACATGGATTTAGAGAAATTTCCGGATTGCGAAACTGCAAAACGGATGATGGGAACGGTGACCCGGGGATTCTATGACCGGTCCTATATAGGGAAATGGCTGTACCAGGTGATGGGGATGGAAATGGAAGAGGCGAAAGAATTCGTGGAATCCCTTATCTGGCAGGTCTTTGTAGAAACAGAGGACGGGCTTGCAGGGCTTCTTGCAGAAACAAGGGAAGAACACGCAGAGACAGCGACTTGGGGTTTGAGATACCATGAAGAGAAGTACGGGTTTCCTGCCCGGGCGGATCCGGATTACAAAGGGCGGGGGAAGTTAATTTATAAAAAGCGGAATGGAAGATTGCCTATGACCCCATACCGCATGGAAATCATACTTTCAGATTTGACAGGCAGGGAAATCCATATTGATGATTCCGGGGCTGTGAATCAGTTCGAGATTCAGATTTCTTCCGGCAGTACAGATTACAGTACTGTAGGAGTCATTGAAACATTAATGGCGATAAAACAGTCTCATGTAGTTTTTTCAATCGCTGAGAATATTGTTGTTAAGGCTTGCTGTGGCTGTATGATGCAAGAATCAGAAATTTTAAATATAAGGCAGGTGTAAGTGATGGCATTTACAGGAATTAGTTTAACGGAAAATGGAGTAAAAGCACTCAATAAGGCTCAGGGCGGAATAGAACTGAATTTCATAAGAGCCGCAATAGGCGACGGAGTGCAAGCGAAACCGGATAACGAAGCAACAGAGTTGGCGAATGAATTGTTTTCTCTGCAAATAAGCGGCAAGTCAATAGAAGAGGAGTCATGCATACTTGAAATCGACCTGAACAATACGATGTCGCAGCAGGACTACTATTTCAGAGAACTTGGGATATATGCCGAGTGTGACGGCATGGAAGTCCTGTATGCATATGTGAATGCAGGAGACAAAGCAGATCTGATACCCGCAAGTGGAAATCTTGCCACGGTGGAAAAGAGGATACGGGTATCTTTGCAAATTGGAAACGCAAGCAACATAACAATTGCCGGGAAAAGCGTCCTGTATTTATCTTCTGCTGATGAAATGAAAGAAGAGCAGGTGATAGAGATATACAGCAATGCGCTTGGAATAAGCTATGAATCAGGGGAAGCAATTTCCACAGAGGAACTTATTGAGCTTTTAAAAATAATTTTTAGTTAGCATGTCAGAAATGCAATGAAACAAAACCAATAAAACAAATTCTCAAGAACTACCTGGGGTAGTTCTTTTTTCAGGAGGAAAAACATTGTCTAAATTTTTAACTTATGAAGGATTGGAAACAGTATTAACGAAGGTAAAAGGCGAAACAGATAAGAAAGTGGAAAAAGTGACAGGGAAAGACCTTTCCACAAACGACTATACAACAACAGAAAAGACAAAGCTGGCCGGTATTGCAACAGGAGCCGAGGTAAATCAGAATGCGTTTACAACAGTCGTTGCCGGTGGTACAAGTGTAGTTGCTGATGCAAAGTCCGATACACTTACAATTGAGGGCAGTAACATTACGATTACAGGGGATGCAACAAATGACAAGGTTACGATTACCCATCCTACCAGTGGGGCCACGGCAGGCACATACAAATCCGTGACAGTTGATGCCAGGGGGCATGTTACAGCCGGCACTAGTCCGACGACGCTGACAGGGTATGGCATTACAGATGCAGCAGCTAAGACACATACACACGCAAGCGCAGATATTACCTCTTTGGATGCTGCAAAGTTGACGGGAACAGTTGATATTGTACGGCTTCCGGCCGGATCATTAGAACGTTGTGTTGTGGTTGCTACGGATACTGCAAGGCTTGCTTTGACATTAAGCAATGTTCAGACTGGTGACACGGTTAAAGTAACAGCCACAGGACTGATGTACTTCGTAGTTGATGATACAAAACTCAGCACAGAGGCAGGATATGAGGTATATACAGCAGGAAGTGCAACCAGCGTTCCCTGGTCAGGAATTACAGATAAACCTTCTACCTACACGCCGGCAACGCATACTCACACAAAATCGCAGATCACAGATTTCCCAACCACATTGCCGAATGCAAATGCTTTGACAATAAAAGCCGGAAGCAAGACGGTTACCTATACAGGAACGGCGGTTGGCAGTATTGAAATCACGGCCAGTGATTTAGGTGCGTTAACTACTGTGGAGGAAATCACGACAACAGAAATTAGTAGCTTGTTTACAAGTATATTTGGATAAAGGAGAGGATCATAATGTCATTTTTAGGAATAGATGGCTTTAAAAAATTTTGTCAGTTACTAAAAGGTGATTTAGATAAAAAAGCAAACAAAGAAACCCTTGTATTTTCCGGTGCCTCGAGTGCGGTTAGTATTGCACTCCCATTAAAACATATGGGAACAGGAGGCCTTCTTGGTGGAGGCTGGGGTACAGGTAAAACTGAGGGTATTTCCGATCTGTTAAAAATTAAGGTTGAGTATGCATATTGGTACGCATCGGGGGGAGGTTCCCGTGTACCTTTATTTGGTGGCGTAGCGGAAATAGCTGTTGTCCGTGCTGGTGGTTATGGTTATGGCGGGCATGCCAGCGTTGCTTTTCCGGAACCAAAGGGAACGTACTCAGGCGCCCCATTTAATACTATTTTTGTCTGTAATTATTATGTTCCGTCTGATCCGGGCACTTTACTAATAGATGCAAGCACTTCGGCTGCTTCGTCAACAGGCTACGAAGTTGTTATATGCAGGGTATTTGTTGAGGAGGTTACTAAAAATGAATAAAATAAAACTATATATCGATCCATTGACAAAAAAAGTTACAGGCTATGAAATTGTAAGTAACCACACAATTATCGGGAAGAATGATGTATTGATACCGCTTGATGAATTTAATGCGGAATGTATTGGAAAATACTATGTCGATGAAGAAATAGTGGATACCTTCCAAGATGAGTATAACTCAGTTGTTAATGCCTTGAAAGAGAGAATAAACGAATTATATTTAAAATCACAAAATGAACAGCAATGGTTTATTGATTTAATTGCCGATGGAGCCGATCAAAAAGATGCCGCTTGTCTAATTAAAAAAAATCGTGAAAATTTAGATAAACTAGAGAAAGAATTAAAAACATTGGTAACTGAACATGAACAAAAAATTGAAGACTACTATGCAGACTTATCAAAATAATCTTTGATGGTATTAGTATTAGATGGTCGTAAACGAAAGACCGGAAACGGTCTTATTTTTGTGAAAAATCCAGAAAGGAAAATGCCTATGAACGTACATATTGAGCCGTGGATGATTACGGCAGTGACAACAATTTTATCAGGCGTTGTTTCTGCAACCATATCCGGCATAATCGTCCACAGGATACAAAATAAGCTGAACAGGAGGGACGAAGAACGGGAAAGCAAAGAAGAAGCAAAAGAGAATGCAAACAAAGAATACAACACACTCATACTGAAAGGGCTGATTGCATCGTTGAGCCTTGGGGAAGCAACAGCGAATGCCGTGGAAACCGGAAAATATAACGGCAAGCAGCAGAAGGCCAGGGATTATGCAGAAAACGTAAAACATGACATACTGAACTTTGTGTATGAGCAGGGAACAGAACACATGAGTTAGGAGGATAACTGTGAAGAAAATTGAAACAGGAACAATTGTAAGAACCGTTATACTCATTTTCGCATTGCTTAACCAAGTACTTACAGTCTGCAATATTAATCCGCTGCCGATTTCAGAGGAGGAGGTAGGGCAGGCGGTATCAATTACTCTGACTGTTGGCTCCGCTTTGTGGGCATGGTGGAAAAACAACAGCTTTAGCCAGGCGGCGCTGGAAGCGGACGAGTATAAAGATCATATAAAAAGCATGGATGAAGAGGGCGAGTGATCGCTCTTTTCTTGTGCGCAAAACGCAGGAAGGAGTAATATGAATATAGACAAAACTTATTTATGTACAAAAAATTGCTACGACGGAAACAACCCCGAATATATCGTAGTCCATCAAACAGGAAACTCAAATCAAGGCGCAGATGCGAAAGCACATGCGTCGTCTCTATTCAACGGAAATATAAGTGATATGTCGTGGCATTTTGTCGTTGATGATAAGAGTGCTTATCAAAATCTGCCAATAAACAAAGGCGCATGGCATGTCGGGGTGAATTATGGGGGCAGGCTGTTTGGAACGGTTAACAACAGAAACAGTATTTGCGTTGAATCGTGCATACAGGCCGGCTACAATGCAAACAACGCATTTAACAACACCGTTGAAGTTGTAAAACAGCTTATGGCAGAAAACAACATAGACGCAGACCATGTGGTAAGCCACTATGATGTTTGTGCTAAAAATTGCCCGCAGCAGATTAGAGAGGCCGGGAGATGGCAGGAATTCAAAAATAAAATTTCCGAAACTACGGCTGCAACGGAGGATATCTGGCTCGACTGGACAAAATACGAAAGCGGTACCGCCGGATTCAGGCAGGTCTGCGGTGATTCCGGAAAGGCATACGGCAAGTATCAATTCGATTACCGGTATGGGCTTGTGCCATTCATGCAGGCTTGCGTGAAACATAATTCAGGCAGGTACTCCGGTTTTAACCAATACATTGCTTTGAAGGCCGGTAACTCCAAACTGATAAGTAACACCGGCTTGAAAACATTGTGGACAAACTACTGTAATAAGTATCCAGGGGAATTTGAAGAACTACAGGATACGGCAGCAGCGGAAGATTATTACACGCCTGTTAAGAAGCATATAAAGACTAAGACTGGCGTGGACCTGGACAATCATTGCGGAGCAGTAAAAGGCTCTGCCTTTTCTATGTCTATCAGAAGCGGCGCACAGACAGCCGCAAACAAATTCTCCGGATGCAAAGACTCAGACACGGACGAATCCATCCTGAAAAAAGCGTATGCGACCTATGGAAACGAGGATGCGGGAAGATGGCCGAGACAGCTTGCGGAGGCCCTGGCGGCGATTACGGACACGGCAACATCGGCAGCAGTGACTTATCGTGTGGGAACGTCATGGAGTAATGGAAAATGTGTAAATCAGCATGGAGCCTTCAGTTCCCTGTCCAATGCGAAAAATGATGCAACAGCAGCGGCAAAAGACAAAAAGAAGACATACCGCGTGTATGATACTTCCGGCAAAAAAGTCTACACGGCAAAATACACGGCTGCCACCACCAATACCACTACATCTACGACTGGCAGTACTTCAGCAGCTTCCTATCCTACATTAAAAAAGGGAAGTATAGGCTCCGGAGTGAAAACCATGCAAACGAAACTGATTGCAAAGGGTTACTCTTGTGGATCAACCGGAGCGGATGGAGCTTTTGGAGTCAATACGGAAGCAGCCGTGAAAAAATTCCAAAAGGAAAAAGGTTTGGTAGTGGATGGCATTGTCGGCCCCAGGACTTGGGGAGAATTACTAAAATGAGATCCGTTAAATAGTTACAAACAATAAAAATATATGATATTATTATGTCGTTAAATATTGTCAATTTTTTCATATACAAAAAAGAGCCTTCCGGCATCAAATCCGGTTGGCTCTTATATCCTAAGCAGACAATGCATAAGTCGAGGCACTTTCTTGATCATTCCAAATAATTAACTCTATATCTTCGTGTCTTATTTCTTCCAATGCTCTCTACAATTATATTGATTACAGAAAAGCATAATGCTATAATGGTTTGAAGGAAAACAGTAATGATTTTATACGAGGAGATAGGTCTATGAAGTGTTGCCCTGAATGCTACAGTGAAGATAGTAGAATTACCCCGTTACTGAATCCTGAATATTGTCTGAAAAATCATACACAATATATTTGCGGGACATGCGGCAGATGCATTTGCATTGAAAAAGATGAAAAACGAGGACTGCAAAGATGGAACTTTCCTTTTAAGTCATTAGAGATTGCAAAATTATATTTGCGTACAGCCGAAGTGACCGAAAGGAAATGCTGCGGCATATATGAGATACTCGGCAAGAACGGTAGAAAATCTTACAAAATCTTCAATTCAGATCAGCAGTTGGAAACCTATTTAGCAAAGAACGGAGATAAAACAATTATCACAAATAAACCGGCATACCAGCGTGGAGAGTTTAAAGAATTCCCTGATACACAAATTAAAATGCTTGCAGCCTCGGAAGCAGAAAAATACTTATCAGAGAAAGAATAATTCGTTAGAATCGTTCATATTTGTCAGCAGATTAAGGAGTTTATGTTATATGAAAGAATTAAATGTATATGAACATAAGGCGCAGTATTATGAAACAGATCAAATGGGAATCATTCATCATTCAAATTATATCCGCTGGTTTGAGGAAGCGCGGGGGGATTTAATGGAACAGTCTGGTCTGCCTTATAAAGGGATGGAAGAAGCAGGAATTATCTGTGCCGTAATAGAGGTAAATGTGAAATACCATTCCATGGTCCGATTTGATGATACTGTAAATATCAAAGCAAATATAACACAATATAACGGTGTGACCATGAAAGTTTATTATGAGATCAAAGATAAAGATTCTGGGGAAATGCGGTGTACCGGAGAGACACGGCATTGTTTTCTTGGAAAAGATAACAAACCGGTATCATTAAAAAGAGTAAATCCAAAATATGATAATTTATTTAAGGGCTTGATTTCTGACTGAAATGTATTATCGATTGGCCGCATAACTTTTTGCTTATATTATAATAAACGTAAGGGGTCATCGGGAAAGGCATAAAACAACTCCAATATACAAAGACCATGCACAAATTCAGCAACAAAGTCTGAAAATTGCATGGTCTTTATTCATCTTATTAAATAAATATTAGTTTCCCGACAGCCCCATAGCTTCTGTTTTACTCATTCAGGAAAGCATGCAATCCTGATCCGGTCTGGATTATAGTTTATACATCTGTCTTGTCATATGTAAAATTATATGGTATACTCACATGACATAAGAGTATAACGGAGGTTCCTAATGAACGATAACGTGATTAGAATACAGGAATTAAAAAAA